GGTCGTTCGTGCGCGCGTTTTTTATCTAGGCACGTCGTTGAGACTTTATTGAGAATAGGGCTAAGGGTGTACTACTGGCACACGGCCCCTATCCCGCCCTACTTTGGGGGCGTTAAATCAACTTAGGCTCAATTAAAACTGAATGTTGATAACTAAGGCAGAAGCTGCGCGGATAGTTGGAGTTAGCGGGCAAGCTGTGGCGCAGGCGATTAAGCACGGCCGCATCACTGTTGTTGCGCAGGACGGCAGGGAGTGGATTGAGCGTGACGGCTTGGAAAAGACGTGGGCAGAGAACAGCAGGAAGCGAATGCCGAATATCAGACAACATCGGCCGGGGCCAACTGTTGAGCGGCGCACAGAAGAGCTACCTGATTACAACGAAAGCCGCGCACGTACTGAATGGCTGCGCGCTGAGCTGATGGAGCTTGAGCGGGCAGAGAAAGAAAGCGAGCTTGTGCGTGCTGATGAGGTGGCTAAGGCTTGGGGTGATTTAGTTGCGATAACGCGTACCAAAATGATGGCGGTTCCATCAAAAGCTAAACAGCGGATACCGGAGATTCCGGCGGATGCGTTCATTGCCCTTGAAGAGATTGTGCGTGAGGCCCTGGAGGATCTGGCTAATGGCTGACATTGCTGAGCTGATGCGTGGGGCTTTGGAAACGTTCCGCCCTCCTGAGAAGCTGACGCTGAGTGAGTGGGCTGATCGTTATGCGTTCTTATCTGCTGAATCGAGTGCGGAAGCTGGCCGGTGGCACACGCTGCCGTATCAAAAGGGAATGATGGACGCGGTGACTGATCCGGCTGTGGAGCAGATCACGGTGATGAAGTCAGCGCGTGTTGGTTACACCAAGATGATCAACCACGCGATTGGTTATCACGTCCATCAGGACGCTTGTCCGATCATGGTTGTGCAGCCGACTGTGGAAGACGCGCAGGGCTACTCGAAGGAAGAGATCGCCCCAATGTTGAGAGACACACCTTGCCTGACTGGCTTGGTGAGTGAGTCGAAAGCGAAGGACGGGAACAACACGATTTTGCAGAAGAATTTTCCAGGCGGAACGTTGTCACTGGTAGGAGCTAATTCACCGCGTGGCTTTAGACGTGTTAGCCGAAGGGTTGTTTTGTTCGATGAGGTAGACGGTTATCCGGCGTCAGCAGGATCTGAGGGTGATCAGATCAAGCTAGGTATCAAGCGAACTGAGTATTACTGGAACCGCAAAATCATTGCCGGCAGCACGCCAACAGTTAAGGACTTCAGCCGTATCGAGCGGATGTTTGAAGAGTCAGATAAAAGACGCTACTTCGTGCCATGCCCAGATTGTGGCTATATGCAGGTTTTGGAGTGGGAAAACATCAAGTGGATCAACAATGATCCAGAGACTGCTGCCTATGCTTGCAAAGGTTGCGGTGTTTTAATACCGCACAGCAAGAAGCGCTGGATGGTTGAGCGCGGTGAGTGGCGGGCTACTGCGCAGGGCAACGGTAAGCATGCAGGGTTTCACATTTGGGCGGCATACAGCTACAGCCCCAACGCAACGTGGGCTGATCTTGTCGCTGAGTTTTTAGAAGCCAAGTCAAATCCAGAGCAGTTGCGCGTCTGGATCAATACCACCCTTGGCCAAACGTGGTCTGACGATTACAGCAGCGCGATGAGTGCTGAGGCGCTGGTTGAACGCTGCGAGGATTACGAGGAGGGTGTGTTGCCTGCTGGTGTCTTGGCCGTCACGATTGGTGTTGACGTGCAGGGTGGCGGCGGAACGCTTGGAGAGAGATTGGCCATCAGCGTGTGGGGCTGGGGCCGCAAGGAAGAGGGCTGGCTGATTCAATATGTCGAGATCGCGGGGGACCCGACGCGCTCTGAGGTTTGGAAGCGTCTAGACGAATTCGTAATGCGTAAGTGGCCGCATGAACTTGGCTTTAAGTTAAAAGCTGATTTTATTGCTGTTGACTCTGGCGGCTTAGCAACGTCTGAGGTCTATCAGTATGCGCGAGAACGCAGAACCCACGGCGTGATTGCGATCAAGGGTTCAAGCCAGCGGGATAAGCCTGCTATAGGCAAGGCTACGAGAGTGGACATTAATGCGAAGGGCAAGAACATCAAAAACGGGGCGCAACTGTTCCCTGTCGGCGTTCATTCAATTAAGAACACCATGGCCGGCCGCTTGAAGTACACCGAGCAGGGTGAGGGTTACTTGCACTTTCACGCGACGACAGGGGAGGACTATTTCAAAATGCTCACGGCTGAAAAACAGGCGATCAAATTCCGCAACGGCTTCCCTGAGCGCATTTGGGTCAAGAAAGGCGGCGCAAGGAACGAGAGCTGGGACACATTGATTTATGCCTATGCCTGTCTGCAGTTGCTTTACCGCAAATATGATCGGCGAACGATTTGGGATCAGTTGGAAAAGCGCCTTGAGGAGCCGCTAAGATCGAAGGAAGCAACGCCTAAAGGAGTTGCGGCGCCGTCGTTCGTTAACAACTGGTGATTAAACACCCGGCTGAAATCAGGATTGGCGACACCGTAATTTTTGATGTCCCGTCTTTTGCCAACAGCATTGGTACGACTATCGACAACAGTTACACGCTGACTTGGTACGGGCGGACAAATCAGGGCAACAAAGGCGCAGCAGTAACGGGCACAGATCAGGGCGACGGATGGCGCATCACAATTCCGTCGTCAACGACTGATGACTGGGTTGCTGGAACTTGGTTCTTTCAACTTGTAGCAGTCAGCGGCTCGACGCAGTTCCTCGCAGGCGAGGGTCAATTTAAAGCGATTGAAAGCCTTGCCTACACCGGAACGCCTGCGGCGTTTGATGGTCGCAGCCGTGCGCAAGTTGATCTTGATCAGGTTGAGGCTGCAATTCGCACGATTCTTGACGGTGGCGCCGTTAAGAGTTATTCAATCGCTGGCCGTAATTTGCAGAAATATGAGCTAACAGATTTATTGGCGTTGAAAACTAGACTGCTAGCTGAGGTTAAGCGTGAGCAGACAGCTGATCTGATTCGCAATGGCCAGGGCAATCCCCACAACTTGTTCGTGAGATTCTGATGGGCGTTCGATCTGCATTCCGCGAACTGTTCAGGCGTGAGCGGCCTCAGCGCCGCCGTAGTTATGCAGGCGCAAGAGTTAGCCGGCTGACTGCTGATTGGGTGACGAGTGGCACCAGTGCTGACAGTGAAATTAAATCCAGCATCAAGATGCTGCGCAACCGTGCGCGGCAGCTTTGCAGAGATAACGATTACGCAAAACAGGCGCTTAGGAGCATTACTAATAACGTGATCGGTCATGGCATTCATCACCAGTCACAGGTACGGATGCAACGCGGTGGAAGGATGGATGAGGATGTTAATGCCCGCATCCATCAAGCCTGGATGCGTTGGAGCCATAAGACCCGCTGCGATGTCAGCGGCCTACTGAGTTTTTATGACATGGAGCGGCTTTTGTGCCGCAGCTTGGCTGAGTCAGGTGAGGTGTTTATCAGGATTATCCGCCGACCTTTTGGTGAAAGCGGGATTCCGTTTGCGTTGCAAGTGCTGGAGTCAGACTATTTGATTGATGACGATGTTCAGGCCACTAAGGACGGTAAGACCGTTCGCATGGGCATTGAGCGGGACAAGTATCTACGGCCCATTGCTTACAACTTCTATGCCAACCATCCTGGCGATGTTTACGCCGGCAATCTGCGCACGTCACGCCGCATCCGTGTTGATGCTGTTGATGTCATCCATCTGTTTATACCTGAGCGCCCAAGTCAGACACGCGGTGTGACTTGGTTTGCATCTGCGTTGCAGCGTCTGCACATGCTCGACGGCTACGAGAATGCAGAACTTGTGCGTGCGCGGGCCAGCAGCGCGTTGATGGGATTCATCACCAGCCCTGAGGGTGAGCTGATCGGTGATGACGTGGTGGATGGTGAGCGCGTGACAGACTTTCAGCCTGGCGTGTTCAAGTACCTGGACCCCGGGCAAAGCGTTGAGGTGCCGCAGCTGGATGCACCTGATGGCCAGCTTGAGGCGTTCACTCGGTCAATGTTGCGTGCTGCAGCTGCTGGAATCGGCGTGAGCTTTGAAAGCATCAGCAAAAACTATTCCATGAGCAACTACAGCAGCAGCCGGCTGAGCTTGCTTGAGGAGCGGGACACATATAAGTGTTTGCAGCGTTATTTCATCGAAAACTTCCATCACATCGTTTTCGAGAAGTGGCTTGATATGGCAGTGCTCAGCGGAACACTGAACCTACCGGGTTACGAAACTGACCCTGAGCGTTATCGAGCCAGTAAGTGGGTGCCGCGCACTTGGGAATGGGTCGATCCCCAGAAAGAAGTTGCGGCCTACAAGGCAGCAGTCCGCAGCGGTTTTAAGACACTTGGCCAAGTCATCAGTGAGCAAGGGGGCGACATTGAAGAGGTTCTCACCATGCGTCAGGCAGAGCTGGCGATGCTGGATGAGAAGAACATCATCACGGACACTGATCCCAGCGAGGTCAACGGTGGCGGTGGTGTTCAGCCTGGATTAGGCATGGGTGCCGTCCCGGCCTTTGATGACACTGACCCACCGGTATCTGATGAGGAGGAGGCCCAGGAAGATGGCGACGATTGAAGGCGTTGAGATTGACCTGATGCCGACTGAAGGCATGAGGGAAGAGGCGCAGCGTTATCGCGATTGGAAAGCTGATGGCGAAGCTGGCGGCACTGAAGTCGCAGCACGCAGAGCCACGCAGATTCTGAGCGGTGACGAGCTGAGCCCTGATGTTGTGATTGAGATGAATGCTTGGTTTGCTCGCCATGAGGTGGACAAACAAGGAGAAGGTTTTACGCCTGATGAGGATGGTTATCCATCAGCCGGCAGAGTCGCCTGGGCGGCATGGGGAGGAGACGCAGGAATGAGGTGGAGTAGCGGCAAAGCAGATAGAATTAAAGAAATTCGTGATAGGAGCATGGACACGAATAGGGCAGAGCCTGATGAGCTTTCTGTTGGCGATTTTGTCCAATGGCGCTCATCTGGAGGGCAGGCCAAAGGCAAGATCGATCGCATCGAACGCGACGGCTCGATCAACGTGCCCGATTCCGAGTTCACCATCAACGGTGATGAGGATGACCCTGCTGCCTTGATCACTGTTTATCGCGAGGGCGACGAAGGCTGGGAAGAGACTGATGTGCAGGTTGGCCATCGTTTCTCTGCACTGACAAAGATTGCTGCTCTGCGTTGGCTTGAGGGCAAAACTTATCAGCGCAGCGAGACAACTTCTATTGATGAGGTTGAGGATCGCACTTTTGAGTTTCCTTTCTCGTCTGAATATCCCGTCGCTCGTTACTTCGGAAACGAGATCTTGAGCCATGACAAGGGCGCGGCTGATCTTGACCGTTTGAATGACAGCGCACCTCTGCTGTTCAACCATGACGCCAACCGAGTGATTGGCGTTGTCGAGCGTGCATATATGAACGATGAAAAGCGCAAGGGCTATGCACGCGTGCGGTTTAGCCGCAATGAGTTTGCTCAGCAAGTGTTGAGTGATGTGAAGGATGGCATTCTTCGAAATGTCTCCTTCGGCTACTCCATTGACAAAATGGAGGAGCGAGAAGATGGCAACTTTGTTGCCACTTCATGGCGACCTTACGAATTGTCGGTCGTTTCGATCCCAGCTGACCCCCATCAGGTGGGTTTCGGACGCTCGATTATTGAGGACGCCGAACCCGAACCCGCTGCCTCGGCAGCAATAACCACACCACCTGTTCCTGAAATGGAAAACACCACGCCTGATATGGAAGTGGTGCGGGCCGAGGCCGTTGAGGCTGAGCGTTCCCGCATCGCTGAAGTGACAAGCCTGTGCAATAAGCACGGCATGGAGGATCTGGGCCGTCAGCTCGTCGAGTCTGGCCGTTCGATCAACGAAGCACGGGCTGCCGTGCTGGAAAAACTCAACATCAAAGAGGAGCCCGTGAACATGAAGGCCGCTGAAATTGGCCTCAGTGAAAAGGAAAGCCGCAGCTTTTCTTTCATGCGTGCCATTAACTACTTGGCCAACCCAACCGATCGCGCTGCCCGTGAGGCTGCTGCGTTTGAGATTGAATCATCTGAAGCAGCTGCTGACAAGCTTGGCCGCGCTTCCCGTGGCATCACCATCCCGGTAGATGTGATGCGTCGCGATCTCAACGTGGGCACCGCCACCGCTGGTGGCAACTTGGTTGAGACCGAGCTGGATTCTGCAAACTTCATTGATCTGCTTCGGAATGCTTCTGCTCTGGATCAAGCTGGCGCAACCGTGCTGACTGGCCTTTCTGGCAACGTCAACATTCCCCGCCAGTCCGGTGCTGCTACGGCTTACTGGGTTGCTGAGTCTGGTTCACCCACCGAGTCACAGCAGACCATTGATCAGGTCGCATTGACGCCCAAGACCTGCGGTGCTTTCACCGACTTCAGCCGCAAGCTGATGATTCAGTCCTCAATTGACGTTGAGAACATGGTTCGTGGTGACTTGGCCAAGGTGCTGGCTCTTGAGATCGACCGCGTCGGTCTGTATGGCTCCGGCTCCTCCAACCAGCCGCTGGGCCTGAAGGACACTACCGGCGTTCTGACTGAGGACTTCTCTGCGAACACTCCGACCTTTGCTGAGGTTGTGGCTCTAGAAAGCGACGTTTCAGGCGCTAACGCCCTGCTCGGTTCTCCTGTCTATGTGATGAACGCCGCAATGGCTGGCAGCCTTAAAACTGCTACCAAGGATTCTGGATCTGGTCAGTTCATCCTTCAGGGCGGTGAGGTTAACGGCTATCGCGCTGTGATCTCCAACCAAGTTGCAAGCAACGATCTGTGGTTCGGCAATTTTTCCGACCTGATCATTGCCTACTTCTCTGGTCTTGATCTGATGGTTGATCCCTTCACTGGCAGCACTTCCGGCACCGTTCGCGTGGTTGCTCTGCAGGATGTGGACATTGCAGCCCGCCATGGCGCGAGCTTCTCACGCGGCAACAACAGCCTCTGATTATGAAGATCGAGATCCGTAAACAGGTCACGCTGTCGGGTCAAGTCGTCCGCATTGGGGAAGTCGTCGAGGCTTCCCTAACGGATGCAACGATCCTTCTGGCTCAAGCTGCAGCCGTTCCCTATGTGGAGCCCGTGCAGTCTGAGGAAACGCCAACGCCTAAGGCAGAGGCAAAACCGAAAACCACTACACGCCGGAGGGCTAAACAATCATGACCGTCCAAAATCTGGGCACCAAAACAACTCTCTTGTCGCTTTCGGCAAGTGATGTGGTCACTGCCAGTGCCAACCGCACTGGCGTTGATCTAGTTGACTACGAGGGCGACATTATGGCCGTTCTTGATGCTGAAGCCGGTGGTTCTGGCATCACCTACGCCGTGAAGATCCAGGACTCTGCGGACAACAGCACTTTTGCTGATGTCTCTGGTCTTGCCTTCACGACCACGACTGCCAACACCGCACTGACCGAGACCCTTCGCATCAACAGCGATGAGGTCAAGCGTTACATCCGTGCCGTTGTAACCGTTGCTGGTGGTACTGGTGCTGGTGCTCTGAGCGTTGTCGCTCTGGGTTCTAAGAAGTACGGTTGACCATGGCAATCACTGAGGATCTCGACGTTTTCATGGCTGACTTTGGCCTCAGCTGCACAGCTGGCGCCACAACTGCCAAGGGAATTCTCGACATGCCCGGTGAGGTGGTGGCTGGGGGAATGGTCCTGTCAACCGACTATTCCCTCACTACTCGTTTTTCAAATTTCGGAACTCTTATCAATGGTGACTCGATCACCGTTGATGGGACTGCTTACACGGTGAGAGACAACCGGCCGATTGGTGACGGCAAGTTCGTTGAGATCTCATTGCAGAAAACCTGATGGCCATTTCTAGTCCCTACGCGCGTCCTGCCCGGCCTAGCGTGGTTTGCAACATCTTTCAAATTGCCGGGGCTTAGTCATGACGACAAAGCGCGAATCAATCCTGGCTGATATTGCCTCAAGCCTTGCAGGCACGGTGCAGGTTGGAACGCGCATCTATCGCAGCCGTGTTGTGCCGTTGAGTCGCGGAGAGTCCCCGGCCATTGTTGTTGAGCCTGTCTCTGACACTGCAGAACAAAACACCTCGCTGCCAACTCTTGACTGGAGTTTGACTGTCCGCGTTTCAGTCATTTGCCGTGGTGCAGTGCCAGACCAACAAGCAGATCCAATCGTTGAAGACATGCACAGTAAAATCGTTGCCGATCTGACTTTGGGGGGCTACGCCATCGACGTTCAACCTGAGTCAGTCAGCTTTGAAATCCTTGATTCCGATCAACCTGCAGGCGTTATTTCTTGCACTTACGTTGTCCGATATAGGACGTCAGTGGCAGACTTAACCAGTTGACTTACGGCTACGATGGAAAGCGTAACCCCAGGCGAAGGCGGCTCGTATCTGCTGGACCCTAAAACAGGCAAGGTTCAAGTCCTGCACAAGACCGAGCCAGCACCCACCACTTCTCAATCTGAGGATCTGAACGATGCCCCTGAAGTCTCGGAAACGTCTCCTGAGGAGCAAGATTGAAAGCAGCTATGGCACGGATCCAACCCCTGCCGGAACAGATGCTGTTCTTGTCCGAAGCCTCGAAATCACTCCCCTCAACGCTGACGTTGTTGAGCGTGAGTTGGTTCGGCCTTACCTAGGGAACTATGAACAGCTGCTTGCCAATCAGCACGTTGAGGTCACTTTTGAGGTTGAACTTGCGGGTTCAGGCACAGCTGGAACGGCGCCTGCTTGGGGGCCAATCTTCCGGGCTTGCGGGCTAAGCGAAACCATTGCAGCAAACACCTCTGTTACTTACGCACCAGTAAGCAGCAGCTTTGAGAGTTGCACCATTTACTTTGACAACGACGGTGTCCTCCACAAGATTCTCGGTTGTCGGGGGACTTTCTCGATAACTTGTGAGCTGAATGCCATTCCGGTGATCTCTTTCACCATGACTGGGCTCTACACAGAGCCGACGGATGTTGCTATTCCTACCGCTACCTACAACGATCAGGCCACGCCAGTGTTGTTCCGTCAGGGCAACACCAGCAGCTTCGAGATCATGAGCTATGCGGGTGCACTGCAGTCATTTAGTCTCGATATGGCGAATGAAGTCCTTTATCGTGAACTGGTAGGCGGCACAAAATCCGTAGAGATCACTGATCGACGTCCCGCTGGTGAGGTTGTCATTGAGGCCCCAACAATTTCCGCCAAAAACTTCTTTAGTGCGGCAACTGGTACAGCTACTGGCAGCCTGAACTTCACTCACGGTACAGTTGCGGGGAACATTGTTGACTTCAGTTCTCCTCAGACTGACGTTGGGGCTCCGGCTTATTCCGACCAAGATGGCATCCAAATGATGACTCTTCCCTACATGTCAACTCCGACGACAGCTGGCAACAATGAACTATCACTCATCCTGACTTGATTTATGGCCTTCGTTCTCAAGCAATCGGATACCTACACTTGGCCGATCACGCTTGTGATTCCTGTTGATGGCGGCAGGCGCGAAAAACACACCTTCGATGGTGAGTTCAAGCGTCTGCCTCAAACGCGCATCAATGAGATTGTTCGCATTGCGCGGGCAACGGAACGTAACCGTTTCGATGCTGAAGAGGAAGTCCTAGAGGATCAAGCAGCTTGTGCTGAGATCTTGGTGGGTTGGTCGAACGTTGTAGACGATGACGGCAACGAAATCCCGTTTAGTGTCTCTGCGCTTGACCAGCTTTTAGAGCTTCCAACCATCGCCGGACAAATCGTCCGCGCATGGTTTGAAAGCCTTGAGGTGGCCAAGAGAAAAAACTGACTGAGGCTGTCGATCACTGGTTTAGTGATAACGGCAGCCAAAACGATGAATTGAAACGCGATGCAGAGCGGCTGAATATTGAGCTGCCTGCTGAGATGTTTGAGCCTGAGACCTTCGCGATATGGCCTGAGCATCTCGACGTTCTTGAGATGTTCTTGCGTTGTCAGACGCAGTGGCGGTCCGGCCCTAATGGCGTAATAGGGCTTGATTACAGCGTGGTGCTAGAGCTTTGCCGGCTTTATGATGTGCAAGACAGGAAACAGCTGCTCAACGATTTGCAAGTGATGGAAGGTCATGCCCTTCAACTGATCGCTGAGGCTGCTGAAAAGCAGCAAAAGGCTGCCCGCCGTAAATCCAGGAAATCATGAACCTAGACACCGTTCTGCGGATTACGGCAAGGGTCACGGGCGTTCGTGAATTCACAAAGCTCGATCGAGCAATCAAGAAGAGTGAAAAGGTTGCAAGGGAGGCTGAGAAGGGCTTCAAGAAAATGCTTGATTCCCGTCTGTTTAGGACTGCTGCAGTTGCGGCCGCAGGTTTAACTGCAGCGATTGCTCTGTCAACCAAGGCTGCTATTGACTTTGAATCGTCAATGGCTGGTGTGCGCAAAGTTGTTGACGGATTAGATAGCCCGAAAGCTTTAGCTGAAATCAAGCAAGAGCTTTTAGAGATTTCAAACAATTCACCTTTAACGGCCAAAGGGTTTGCTGATATTTATGCAGCTGCAGGACAAGCCGGCATAGCAAGAGAGAATCTCAAAGAATTTGCTCTGCTGACCGAACAGGTTGCTGTCGCTTTTGACATGACTGCGGAAGAAGCAGGAACGGCGATGGCAAAGCTTCAAACGTCGCTTGGCTTGACTTTGCCTGAAGTTGATAGCTTGACTGACGCGATGAACCATTTAAGCAATAACAGTGCAAGCACTGCTGCTGAATTGGTTGATTTCACTTTGCGTGCAGGGCAAGCGGGTCAATCGGCTGGGCTTACTGCTGAGCAAACTGCTGCCTTTGGTTCAGCGATGATTGCATCTGGAGCCGAGGCAAACGTTGCGGCTACAAGCTTCAGAAACATGGTAAAAGCTTTGTCGCGTGGTCCAAGCATGACTGATCGGCAAATTGGGGCATTAGATCGTCTCGGCTTTGCGCAAAGTGATGCTGTTACCAATGAGGCTATTTACACAGATCAAGTTAGAACGCAAAGTGAATCACGGATAAGCATTGCACGGCATGAAACTGATCAGTTGGCAAAAGAACTGAACCGTCGTTTCCGTGATCAGATGACAATCATCCGGGACGGCTTGGATGATGAAACTGAAGAATTTACAGAAAGGTTGCAAGATCAAGCTGACGCTCGGATTACAGCTTTGCAACGTCAGCAAAGAGAAGAAATAGAGGCTGCACGAAAGCGTGTGGAAATTAATGGCACTTCTGCACAGAAAGAGATTCATGCAATCCAGGACGCATTTGATCAGCGGATTGATGCTGTAAGAGACAAGCTCGGCGATGAGCTGAAAGAACGTCGCCGTGCAGATCGAGACAGGCTGACGGCGATTCAGGATGACATGAATGATCGGAAGGAGGCTGAGCTGGCGGGCCTTGAATCAAATTTCAATGAACTGAAAAACAAAGAGCAGGCTTTAATGAAGGAAAGGATTGCAGAGATAGAAGCAGCAGCAAAAGAAGGTGCAACTATGGCTGCCGAAGCTTTAGCAAAAGGTTTGCAGGAGGATGCCATTGGGACAATCACCGACGTTTTTAATCGCATTCGCGAACTGCCCAAAGAGGCTCAGCTGTCTGTTGTGTCTGATCTGTTTGGCGATGAAGCCAGGGCCATTTTGCCTCTGATCAATAACACTCAATTGCTTGAAGACGCGATGCGTTTGGTGGGAGAGAAAACTGCCTTTGCAGGCTCTAGGTTGGATGAATACCTTGTCCAATCTGCAACTACTGCCAACGAAATTAAAGAGGCGCAAGGCCAAGTGGAGAATTTAGCCATTGTTTTTGGGCAAACATTCGCACCGGCTTTGGCAGGTTTGCTTGAAGCTTTTGCCCCTGTGATTCAGGCTTTCACTTGGCTGATTCAAAACGTTCCTGGACTTGGCCCAGTCCTTGGCATCTTGAGTGTTGCTTTTATTGGCTTGATTGCGATTCTGCCAGCTATAGGTGGCTTAGTGACACTAATGGCTGCTATTGGGAGCAAGGCCGCTCTATTTGCAGGGTTAGCTACAGCAATTGGCTTGATTAAAGGAGCGTTCTTGGCTGTTGCAGCAGTGCTGACTGGGCCTTTAGGGCTCGCTGCATTGCTTGTCATTGCGATTGGATCTGTCTATGCCTTCCGCGATGAGATTGGTCAGATCTTTGCCAACATTGCAGAAGGTATTAGCATTACTCTTCAAACTCTTGGTGAAACGTTTACTATAGGGTTCCAGGCAATTTACGATTTTGTTTCTGGCATTTTTCAGCAAATCTTCGACTTTTACAACAACACTTTTATCCAACCAGTAGTCACTACCGCGCAACAACTTCATGAAACTTTTATTGGAATCTTTCACGCAATTGGTGAGGCAATACGGTCGCCATTTGTGGCTGCATTTGCATCAGTCAAGGCTGTGATGAACAGCATTGTTCAGCGAATTGCTTCAGGCGTCAACGCTGCAATCCAAATTATCAATAGAGTTATTGCAGGTGCAAACAGGCTTCCAGCCGTGAACATTCCATTTGTTCCTTTTGTTCAAGTTCCTGCGTTTGCAGAAGGTGGAATGGTTACAGGTCCAACACTCGGCTTGGTTGGTGAAGCCGGGCCGGAATATATAATTCCGGCTGGCAAAGCACAGGCATTTGCTGAAAACATTCTCGCCGGTGTGCGTGGCCCTGCAGCCATTCCACGTTTTGCTGAGGGTGGCTTTGTTGCTCCATCAACTGCAAACGTAAACATCCAAACAGGAGCTGTGACGCGCATGGGCGGTCAAGATTTTGTGACCAAATCGGATATGTCGCGAGCTGTGCAATCTGGAGTCAAGCAAACGTTAGATCTTTTGCGCCGTGATGGCACTTTGCGTTCGAGGTTGGCTCTTTAATGTCTACCACCTACGACATAATTTGCTTTCTTGAGTATTACGCAAGCCGCTCAAGTGTCGTCAGTGGCGGATATCGCACGCCAAGCAATCAATGGCAAAATTTTTACCCAGAGGGGCAGCAATTAGGATCGGTTGATTCTGCTTCTAATTCTACGTTTTACTATCTTGCTTTTGATGTTGACGGGTTTGGCTCAACAGAAGCTTCAAGAATCAATGATTTGTCGATTGAGCTTGCAGCCACTGCTGAGTTAATCGACGTTACAGATGCTGCAATGGCTGCAGACAACTTGGTTATTGCGTCGCTGTATGTGCAGGACGCAGGCAGTGAAACTTTCGATACATCTTCAGCGCAGCTTGTAAGCCGTTATATAGGCAGCCTTGAAGAGGCTACGATTACAGACACCACGATTTCATGGACTATTAACCCGTCAATCAATAAACTTAATCCTCAGGTGCCGACAAGAAAAGTTACGGTGAACATGTTGAACAAAACTAACCCAGGCATGCCATGAATGAAAACATTTTTGGGGATAATTTTTCCGTGATTTGTGCTGATGGCATTACGCGCGAAGGTTGCAGCCTAACTGTTTTTAATGAATCCTATGCTTATTTAGACAGTGAAGGCAAGTTGTTGGAAGGCGAACGAGCTGTTGTCACGACCTTATCGGGCAGTTTTGCTGTGACGCCCTATGAGTTGGCTATCATTACTAAAGAGTACGGACCTTTGAATATCTAATGGCCGAAGGCACCGTTAAAATTGTTGGCCTCAAAGGTTCTTTAGCTAGCGCGGGCTCTGAGAAGGCCCCTAAGGCCACGCAAGGTAAATCAAAGCTTGTCAGTTCAAGCCAAAGAGCTGATGATGCCATTCAAAACACTAATAAACCACGCAATAACCCAGTTGTCGGCAAGGAACAAAAAACAGCGGCTGCGGGGGACACAGTCCCTATAATTTTTGGAAAACGTGTTAACAACCAAGGTGGCGTCTGGATCCAGCCGACTTTAGCCAAGCAAGCTTCTTATAATTTTGTTGGCATCTTTTTATATCCACTGAGTCAGGGTGAACTTGTAAGCACTCCAGAAGTTTTCCAAACGTATGTTGGCCCGCAGCAAATACGCGCCAGAAGCGGGGCACTGCCAGTAATCACTAAATATTATTCGTCAGCTTCGGCAATGTCTGGGTCTCCTAGTTCCTGCCCAATCACAAGCGGGAAAATTTTTTGCGACATAAACTCTAACTACTATATTGGGGGAGTTGCAAAGGCAGGCGGATTTGTCACGCTGGGAAGGGATTTTGACAACTTTCACACAGATAATGCAGGGCTAACTATCGGCGTTGGAGATACAAGTAACAGCGTAATACAGGTGACTGGTGACAATTATTCTGCATGGGATGCAATCACGGGCGCAGACGTTACGGCCGCTTTTTTTACAAATATTGGTGTCAGCAACCCTGCTAGTTATAAATTTACATTTAATAGGAATCCAAGAACTGGGACTTTGATAGGCGGTCGCACTGTTGGCACTATTGACAGAGGAATTGTCCTAAATGGAGGCACATTAGGGCAGTTGTTTCCGCCTATAACTAACGGCAACGCAGCTGCTTACGTGCATTTTGGCACGGGAAACCCTGTAAACGAACGCTTTGAAAATGCAACTGTAAATAATCAATTTGTCACCACGAACAGTGCTAGCACTGGCACTTTAGGTGGGGTGGTATCTGAGTTTGCAGCATCTCCAGTGGCTACACCAAGCAACCCAGGAAGTGGGTTCAATTTTACTGATTATGCAGATATAACTTGGCTTGAAATTCAAGGCAATCTTTATGATGAAAGCAACCCGGCGACCGGCGAATACAAGATTTCTACGCGGCAGCTGGCTACGTTTATTGCGCAAGGCGTAAAAGTTCCGTTGTATAGCGCAGGAAGCCCAAGCAGCACCGGGGCTAGCAATCAATTTGTTGATCTTGCAATGTACCTTTTTTCACTTATTGGGCGTGTTGACGGCGCTAACACTGCAGACATTGCGACGCCGATTAGCGTAAGTAACCTGCAGGCGATTGCAGCCTTCAATTCTAATTCTGGAATGTTTTTCAATGGCATTATCGAGCAATCAGTTAATGTCGTTGAATTCATTTCAACCTTAGCCCCATTTTATCTATTGCATTTTATTAGCAGTAATGGCCAATATGCTTTTAAAACGTTGCTCCCCGTCACCTCAGGCAATCAAATAAACGGAGGCGCTTTAACGCCTAGCGCGACATTTAATGAAAACAATATTATATCCGGCAGCTTTAACAAGCAATATGACCCGTCAGAGTCTCGCAGAGATATTCAATTGTCAGTCACTCTGCGTGATGCGAAGACAGCGCGGGTTGGCTTGCAAAAAAATAGAATTGTTCGTTTCGCAACTACATCCAACTCTGCCCCGGTTGAGCAGTTTGACATGACAGATGGCTGCACTAGCGAAGCTCACGCCGATCTGTTTGCAAAGTATGAGTTAGCAAAGCGGAAACACTCGACCCATTCGATTACATTTGACACGCCCTTAATTACAAGCGGCCTTGAAATCATGGACCTTATTAAAGTTCAAAGACAGCGTAAAAACAGCGTTTACGATGACAGGACGGAAATAGATTTTTATCAAATTACGTCTATTGCTCACTCGTCGGATGGCGTGTCAAGCGTAGCGGCAATGCACTTCCCTTTGAATGGGTCCAATGTCAGCGTTATTGCCAATGAAGTTTTAACCGGATCCTTCACGACAATCTGATGGCAACTTTCCCTTCTTTAGAGCCAGCAACGCGAGCATTGACCTTAGGTGATGTTCCGCAATTAACGCATGTAGCGACCTCAAGTATTGATGTGAGATTTGTGCAGGGCTCAGATCGTGTTTTGCAAAACTTGTCTCTTGGTTATGAGAATTTGTCAGAAACGGAGGCACAGCAAATTATTGATCATTTCAACGGGCAGGAAGGCAGCCTAATTTCATTTGATTTGCCAAACATCATTTGGAGTGGCTATTCGGCGCCCCCGGTTAGTGCGTCAGATTATAAATTTATTTATGCTGCCGGTTTAGATATAAGCAACGTATCGCCTTTGAGGTACAACGTTGCCGTTGAATTGACAACCATCCCGGTTTAATTATGACATTCCCAGCATTGGTGCCGTCTGCGAGAACGTTCACAACAGGGGACACGCCGCAATCTGCTCAATCAGCTTTGTCAGGCGTAAGAACGAGTTTCCGTCGTGGGAGTCGCAGGATTGGTCAAACTCTATCTTTGAGTTTTGGGAACTTGTCAGAAACTCAGTTAAACCTTGTAAAAACGCATTACATAGATCGGCAAGGTACATTCGGGTTTTTCTTCCTAGAGGCTGATGTTTGGAGCGGATACGCAACACCGCCAATCCCTTTGGTTAGCAACTATGCCTGGCGATACTCTGAGCCGCCCACTATTTCAGACGGTATTGTTGGCAAATGGGCTGTTGATGTTGAGTTAATCACCCACCCGATAGGCCCAGGCGATTTAATCATTGATGGCAAGACCGCAAGCGATAGCGTAAGCAGGGCCTACAATGTTGATGGTGGCAGTGCGTCCGGCACGCCGGCACGAGATTATTTGATCAATTCAGGGTTGGCAGCATGACCATCACACTCTCAGCTTTCCAACAGCAACGGCGTGATACCGCAGCTAACTGGACGAGTCAAAACCCAACTTTAAAAGTTGGTGAGATTGGTTTTGAAACAGATACTAAATATCTAAAAATTGGTGATGGATCTACAGCCTGGACTTCGCTGGCTTACATACATGGCAGCAAAGTCAGCGCGTATCCGTTGGCAACTGCTGATTTAGCCGATGGGGCAGTTACGTCAGCCAAGCTAGAAAACAATATTACTATCGCCGGGAATCTTACCGTCAATGGCACGACCACCACAATTGACACAACAACATTAGTTGTTGAAGACAAAAACATTGAGATCGGCAAGGTCAGCACGCCAAGTGACACGACTGCAGACGGCGGCGGAATCACGCTGAAGGGTGCAAGCGATAAGACGATTAACTGGGTGCAGAGCACTGGTTGCTGGACATTTAACCAGCCTATGGACTTCAACAATCACGTCCGAATTGATAGCGCTGGAAAACTTGGAGTTGGGACGACGGCGCCGAAACGCGACCTTCACTTAAACGGTGGTTCAGGCGCTGTAAAACTACAAATCACCAATACAGGTACTGGATCTAGCACTGATGGAGATGGTTTTCAGATTGGTATTGGGACCGATGGGACGGCTGGTATTGAACAGCGTGAGAATAAAGATCTTACTTTTTCAACTAACAATACCGAGCGCACGCGAATCACTTCAGATGGCAAGCTTCTCGCAGGACTGAGCAGCAGTGTTGATAGCTCACAGGTTCAAATAAACTTTTCTACATCCCTGAATAGAGGTTCCAACGCAACTGGGCTTGGCGCCAACATCGGTGTTCTTAAGTTTGCAGATGCTAGAGCTAACAGCATTTATGGTGAAATTCGATGCCAAGCTGATGGGACTCCTGGCACAGATGATTACCCAGGCCGTTTGACATTTTCGACTACAGCTGATGGTGACAGCACCACGACGGAGCGCCTACGAATTACATCGGCTGGCCTCGTTGGGATTGGAACTTCGTCGCCTGTAAGACAGTTGTCTGTCAATGATTTTTCAGGAAATGGAACAGTAAGTATTAACGCCGGAACTAATAACGCGAGCACTCTGTATTTTGCAGATGCTGCTAGCGGAAATGGCGTTTTTACAGGTTTTATTCAATACAACCACAGCAGTAATGCTATGCAGTTTGCCGTCAATGACGGCGTCGAGCGCATGCGTCTCACGAGTACGGGCCAGTTTTTGGTAGGTACGACAAGTGGATACGCAACGACAGCCTCTATTCATGGGAATGCTGCAGCTACTAGTACAGGAACTGGTTCGTACGTTGTAATGACTGTAGGTGACACCAATACAGGTGCCCAAGGAGTTGGAGGTGGAATTGGATTCTTGGGTAACGATGGTATTAATGGACAAGTTACTTTTTCACAAATTCAAGGATTTAAAGAAAACGGTAATGTTGGTGACTTTTCAGGTGGATTAAGATTCCATACACGAGTAAGCGGTAATGCTCTTGCGGAGCGCGTCCGAATCGATAGCTCGGGCCGCGTGGGCATCGGCACCAACTCTCCAACTCAGCCATTAACTTTGCATGGCAATTTTAGGATTAACACTTCTAATGCTGATGGAAATGAGCAACGTGCTCTGTTTAATGCTGGAGGGAGCGGTGATCCGTTTAGCATCACAATGTATGACGCAGACGCAACGACTGCTGGCATTACGCTCTCAGGAAACGGCGACGTCACTGCGGCGGGCAAGATTACTTCACAAGGCAATGCAGGAGCTGGAGCTGCAGACGGATCAATTATTGATGGACAAAGCGGATTCTCAGCTTCTATTGGTAATGCTAGTTCGTTTCTGTATAGAGCCTATACAACCGGCAATTCAACTCCGACATTCTCGGTAACAGCGGACGGCACCGTCACAGCGGCGGGCGCAGCTAACGCTGCTCAGTTTTTTGCAACTGTTACTGGAGATTATGCTTTTAGATCAAATAGTCGAGGTGGGTACTTTATCCACTCTAACGGTGACGAAGCACTCTATATAAGAAACGCTTCTGATTCCAACCCAGTCATCACTTTAGATAGTGCGGACGCCTCCATCTCAGCGGCGGGCACTATTTCGACTCGGATCAGTGATTCTATTGATGTTGGGTTTTACGTTTCAAACTCAGATGTGGCGTTCAACAAAATTCAAGGACGTGTATTTGAAGTAGACAACGGAGGAACAGTTTGCATTGGTGGATCAGCCGGCAGCAGTCTTGCTTCATACACCAGCCCAAACATCAAGCTCGATACCAACGGCTCCATCACAGCGGCGGGCACTCTCACCTTAAACAAAAACTATGGTAGCAATCCTTCGGGCAACGTAAAAACATTAGTGATAAATAGCGGAGGCACTAATAGCTCAGGCGCAATGTCCGAAAAGATCGCTATGTTCGCTGACGGCTCCATAGCAACAGTTGGTGATGTTGTTTTTAAAGAATCTACCACAAATGCCTTTTCTTTAAAAATTACAGGGGCCAATGGCCAATTAAGGATTAGAGACGAATATAACTCCAGTGATCGTGTAGCTCTTGAAAACACGGGCGCTCTTTTCCTACATCACCTTGATAGTGAAATATCAGTTGCCAGCTCTAACACTAGTGACACAGGTGTAAGTCTTAATGGGGGTAATGCTTCACATTATAATATCTTTGCTAGTGATAATGCTACTACCATGTATATTGGTAGACAAACTACCGATGGTACTTTAATAGATTTTAGGCAAGGCGGAACTCAAGAAGGATCTATTTCTGTCAGTGGCTCGAGCGTTACTTTAAACGGTGGTCACTTATCTCGTTGGTCTCAACTTCCAGGGCTATCTAATACTGACACCTCTGCTCGCCCAACAATTTACAGAGGGACTGTAATGAGTAACCTTGATGAGATGTGTGAATGGTCTTGGGACGCTCAAGATGCAGTGCTTTACACCGAAAAAGACGAACTTCCTAAAGGTGTCAGCGTTGGGGATATAAAAACACCTGCTGTTGCCGCTGGAAAGGAAGACAACCAACAGCTTAACCGCACGAAGGTCAGCGATGTTGAGGGTGATCCAGACGTTGCTGGTGTGTTCTTTGAATGGGATGATACTGTGCCACCACAGGGAGAATCTCATGATTATAAGAATGACTTTTATGTATCAATGACTGGTGATATGGTTATACGGATTGCAAAAGAAACAACAGTTGCACGCGGTGATTTGTTGATGTCTGCTGGTGATGGGACGGCTAAGCCGCAGGACGATGACATCGTGCGCTCGAAGACCATTGCCAAGGTGACTAGCACTACAGTTTCAGAAACTTATTCCGATGGCAGTTATTGCGTGCCTTGCGTATTGATGGCTTGCTAACAGCAATCTGCCCCATTTTCAAGCGGGGCTTTCACGTTTACACTGTCCACAACACTGTTTGACTCATGGCCACTACCACCACCTGGGATATTGCACAGCTCGAAAGAGAAACTGTGGACGGATTTGTGTATACGGCCCACTACACCATCAACTCAACAGACGGCACTTACAACGCTGGTGCATATGGCAGCATCGGTTTTGAGCGTCCTGAAAAACTAATCGCTTTTGCTGATTTAACAAAAGACACCGTCATCGGCTGGGTCAAGGAAGCTATCGGTGGTGCTGACAAGGTTGCAGAAATCGAAGCAGCTTTGCAAGTACAGCTTGACGAGCAAAAGGCTCCAACCAAAGCCAACGGAGTGCCCTGGTCCTGATGACTCGTCCCGACCCAATGATCCCCTGCAAGCCTGGGGCGGAGGATGTTATCGCGATGCGGAATCGTGTGCGATGGATTGACGCTTTATACGAGCACGATGGCCGGGACAATCCAGGCCACGCAATGCACGGCCTATACACCGGCTTGCA